AATCAGCTAGGTCGAAGAAACCTTTCACCTGATGCTTTCAAGTTGGCACTAGGAAGGCGGTATAACAGGACTAAGAACGCTCATGGGGGAGACAGAAAATCAAAAGGTCAAATTGACCCTTTGAAAAACACTGCCGAAAAACTTGCCGCAGAGCATTCTGTTTCTTCTAAGACAGTAAAACGTGCCGGAAAGTTTGCTGAAGAAGTCTCCAGAACTCCAGAACTTCAACAAGCCATTGCCAAGCGAAAGCCTGTCTTGCAGGTCAAGCGAGAGATGAAGGAAGCAAAGCGCGAAGAACGCCGAGAAGAAAACCGTGCTAAAGTCGCAGAAGTTGAAAAGCCTTCTGACATCATTGAAGTTGGAGCAAAGTTCGCAACCATTGTAATAGACCCACCTTGGGATTGGGGGGATGAAGGCGACCAAGACCAGCTTGGCCGTTCCCGCCCTGATTATGCAACCATGAGCAAAGAGCAAATGCTTGAATTGCCATTGCCGGACTTAGCCGATGAAGATTGCCACCTGTATCTTTGGATTACTAATCGAAGCTTACCCAAAGGATTTGAGCTAATGGAGAAGTGGGGATTTAGATACATCACAGCAATTACTTGGGCGAAACCCAGCTTTGGAATGGGGAACTATTTTAGGGGACAGACTGAGCATATTCTTTTTGGTGTTAAAGGTAGCCAAGCCTTGAAAAGGAAAGACGTTGGAACTTTGTTTAATGCTCCACGGGGAAAGGGTGGACATAGCTCAAAGCCAACTGAGTTTAATGAGTTAGTTGAGTCTTGCTCTCCCGGACCATATCTTGAAATGTTTAGCAGGTCAGAACGTGACGGCTGGAAAGCATGGGGGGAGAACTCATGATTTATGATTTCAATCAAATGCTTGAGTTTTCTAAGGGAGAAAACCAAGGGGATGATATTGATGCCATTAAATTATTGATTGATGGTTGTGCATCCGTTTCAACATCTAGCATTGAACTAGACAAGATTGGTGTCGATTACATTGCTAGGCTCCGGCGCGGGGCTGAAGTTTATGTTGATGCTAAAAGAAGGCAGGCCGGATGCTCAAAGTTCTGGAGCAATGGTGTGCCAGAGTTAGCAATAGAAGTCTGGTCAGTTATGCCCGGGGGAAGGTTTAACACTCCACGCACTCAAGCAAAGATTGGTTGGACTTTAGACGAGCAGAAAGTTACTGATATGATTCTTTACACCTTTGATTTGCAAGATTCAAAAAGCGTTTACTTGTTTCCCTTTCAATCGCTTAGGATGGCAGCACGAAGGAATCTTAATAAGTGGAAGAAACAGTTTAAGGTAGACATCCAGACAAGTGGGAGTTGGCAAAGCGAAGCAGTGTTTGTTCCTTGGAACGTGGTTAGAGATGCAACAGCTGAGACGTTTTCATGCAACGCCAATGCAAGCAATCAGCAGCAATTGCTTATGAATTACTAATCAAATGAACACCACTCAAAACGCTGATTTGATGCTAATCATTGAGAGTCAAGGGCTTACGGGTCCTTCCTCCGGGAAGCGTCTCTTAGTCAACTGTCATCGCGCCATTTTTCTAGTCAAAAGTATTTACCAATGCCGCTTGATTTTACCCACCACATGAACAGTATTTAAAAATGAGCGATGAGAAGAAAAGCAAAAGCTTCGGCATAGGTAGGGGAATAGGGCCAATTGCTACGACATCACAACTGGCTAATATTCTAAATCTTACCGGGGCAAGGTTGTCTCAACTGACACAAGAAGGAATCCTAAAAAAAGAAGAGCGCGGGAAATACGCTCTGTGTGATGCCGTCAATGCTTACGTGACTTATCTGCACAACGCTCCGAAAAACCAATGGGGCAGCAAGACAGAAGAAGAGACTGACTTTGACCGAGAGCGATTGCGACGAACCAAGGAAGAAGCTGACAAGCTAGAATTGGCCAATGCTAGAACCCGGGGTGAGCTTGTGGAAGTGTCTAAGGTTAAGCGATTGGGTGAACAGGTGATGAGCGGAATCAAGACAAAGATTCTCAATATGCCGCTGACTGATGATGAAAAGGACAAATGTCTGCGTGACCTGTTGAGCCTTAAAGATTTAGATTACAGCGACAAGTGAACATTCAAATCCAAGACATCGCTGAATCGTGGCTTACCGTTTACGAACCGCCGCCCCGGGTGACAGTCTCAGAGTGGGCTGACCAATACCGCTTTCTCTCACCTGAGTCATCAGGGCAACCGGGCAAGTATTCTTCTGACCTTACGCCATACGCTCGCGAATGGATGGACTCAATCAATGACCCGGAAGCAACCGGGACTGTGCTGATGGTGGGGGCGCAATTAGGAAAGACTGAAGTTTTGAACAACATGATTGGATATTTTGTTGATGTTGAGCCGTCACCGATGCTGATGGTGCAGCCGACGATTGAGATGGGCGAAGCGTGGAGCAAAGAGCGACTTGCACCGATGTGCCGGGACACGCCAAGAATTAAAGACAAAATTGCAGACGTGAAATCTCGCACTAGCGGCAACACAATTTTACACAAGACCTTTCCGGGTGGCAACTTGGCGATTGCTGGAGCTAATGCCCCGGCTGGCTTGGCATCACGTCCAAGGCGGGTTGTCTTACTTGATGAAGTTGACCGCTACCCAGTCACAGCAGGAAGCGAAGGTGACCCGTCTAGTTTGGCTATTCGACGAACAGAGACGTTTTGGAACGCCGTTATTGTTATGACATCAACTCCAACCGTAAAGGGCCGGAGCAGAGTCGAGACTGAGTTTGAATCAAGTGACCAGCGAAGATTCCACGTTGATTGCCCAGAATGCGGCTACTCTCAGAGCTTAAAATGGGTAAACGTGCAATGGGAAGCGGAAGACGGCAGTGATGCGTGGCTTCAATGTGAAGATTGCAAGGCAAAGCTGACCGACGAGCAGCGGATTGAGATGGTCAAAGCAGGGAAATGGGTGCCAAGCTACCCGGAACGCACAAGCCGGGGCTATCATTTGCCCGGAATTGCATCACTTTTTCGGCACAAAAAGGGTTATAAATCGCGATTGCACCAGATGGCTGCCGACAATATCAGAGCCAAAAAATCAGGAAAAGAGACGCTTAGGACGTGGATAAACACGTTTTTAGCTGAAACTTGGGAAGATGAAGGCGAAAGTGTGGCATGGGAGCCGTTAATGCAACGCCGGGAAGATTGGGGTGATTTTCCGAAAGACGCTCTTATTTTAACTGCTGGCGTTGACATCCAAGGAGACCGTTTTGAAGTCGAGATTGTCGGCTGGGGTGAAGGAGAAGAGTCTTGGAGCATTGACCACTACAACGTGATGGGTGATTTCAACTCACCGGACACACAAGCCGCACTTGATGAGATTCTGCAAAAGAAGTTTACACACCCGAGCGGTGTGGAGCTACCAATCACTTGCACGTTTATCGACTCAGGACACAAAACAAAAGCCGTTTACTCATTTACCAAACCAAGAGAAGGCCGAAGAGTTTACGCTTGCAAAGGTATGGGTGGCCCGGGTGTGCCGTTAGTTGGCAGACCGACAAGAAGGGGAGCAGAGAGAGCCGCATTGTTTAGCGTTGGAACTGACACGGCAAAGGAATTGACTTACTCTAGACTTTCGCTTGGCGAAAAGGGTAGTGGATTTATGCACTTCCCCAACGACCGACCAGAAGATTGGTTTCGGCAGCTTGTTAGTGAAACAAAGGTGACCCGCTACAAAAATGGCGTGCCATACACACGTTTTGAGAATCCAAGCAAAGCAAGAAACGAAGCTTTAGACATCCGAGTTTATGCAACTGCTGCATTGTCATTGATGCGAGTGAACTGGGACAAGCTCAAGCAAAGCATTCAAGACCCGCCAAAGAAAAAAGCCGCAAAACCAAAAAAGAATGCCCGCAAAAAGAAAGGTGGCTGGGTGAATGACTGGTAGAGTTTGACATTAGTCAAAATTCAATGGCCGACAAAACTGACGAAGAAAAGCTGACATCAGCGTTGGCGATGATTACCAAGATAGAAACTACTCTTGGAACCCTTTATGAAAAGACGGCTAGTGCTACAAGTTTTGGCGACCAATCTTTGACACTCGCAAGCATCGCTGATTTGGAAAAGAGCCGTGACCGTTGGAGACAAGAGGCGGAAACATTAAAGGCATCAGTCAACCGTCACCGAAAAACTTTGAAAATTCAATTCAGATGATTCAATATCTAAAGCGCAAATTCTCATCGCCCAAAACAGCCGTTCGCAGATTAAACGCCACCCAGTCAAGCCGTCTGACGCTCGACTGGATTACTGCTTGCCTGTCGCAAGATGGTGAGCTTAAAGGCCAGCTTCCAATTCTTCGTGACCGCTCGCGTGACTTAGAACGCAACAATGAATGGGTAAAAGGTTTTTTGCGTAGTCTTGAAAACAACACGCTCGGCGAGAAGGGTGTGTCTTTACAGGTGAGAGCTAAAGAGCCGAGTGGACAGCTTGACGAAATCGCCAACAATATCATTGAGAGGGCTTGGAAGCAATGGAGCAAGGTTGGCAACTGTGAAGTCACAGGACGGCACTCATGGGTTGACGTTCAACGCTTAATCCTTCGGTGCATTGCCCGTGATGGTGAAGTTCTTATTCGTATGATTAAGAAAAGCACCGGGTTATGCTTGCAGATTCTTGAAGCCGACTTGCTTGATGATAGTTACAACGCCCGGGCTGAAAACGGTAACGAAATCCGGTTTGGTGTTGAGTTTGATTCATACCGCCGACCAGTTGCTTACCACTTGCTTGGCAACCACCCCGGAGATTCTCAATTCAACGCTGATTTCAAGCGTCGCATCAGAGTGCCAGCCGAAGAAATCATTCACCCGTTTAAGACTGAGAGACCAGAGCAAAGCCGTGGCATTCCTTGGCTTGTTAGTTCAATGAACAGGCTCAAGATGTTAGACGGCTATGCAGAAGCCGAACTTGTTGCAGCTAGAACCGGGGCCGCTAAAATGGGCTTTTTCACCAAAGCAACACCGGACGGCTGGACGGGCGAAATTGATGATGATGGAAATCTTCCTGTTGATTCATCGCCGGGAACAATCGAAGAACTTCCTGCTGGTGTAGATTTTAAAAGTTGGGACACCAACCACCCAAATTCTGGTTATGGAGATTTCGTCAAATCTTGCCTTCGTGGAGTCGCTACTTCTCTTGGCATTAGTTACAACGCTCTTAGTAATGACTTGGAAGGAGTAAACTACTCAAGCATCAGAGCCGGGCTAATTGAAGAGCGTGAAGTTTGGAAAGCTGTCCAACGCATGATGATTGACCACGTTCTGGAGCCAGTGTTTGAAGCATGGCTTGAAGTTGAGCTTCTTTCTGGCCGTCTTGGTTTACCATTCGATAAGTTCTTTAAGTTCAACGCTCCAGAATTCCGGGGTCGCCGTTGGGCTTGGGTTGACCCAAAGAAAGACATGGAAGCGGCAGTGCTGGCTATGCGTAACCGAATCAAACCACTTCGTGACATCATTGCCGAAGCCGGGGATGACATCTATGACGTTTTAGCCAAGGTTAAAGAAGACGAAGAGCTTGCTGCAAGTTATGGCTTGAAATTAGACCCTGACCAAATTGACAATTCTGAGATTGTCGATGAGCCAGAAGAAGGTTGAAGAACTGTCACACCGCTCGTTTGAGTTAAATCAACGGGCTATCAACGAAGACGACCGCACGATTGAAATTGCGTTTTCTTCTGAAGCCGAAGTTGAGCGCGGATATGGCACTGAAGTGCTAGACCACCGCTCTAAAAGCGTTCGCCTTGACCGTCTAAACAACGGCGGGGCATTCCTGATGGAACACAACCGCAACGACCAGATTGGCGTTGTAGAGCGAGCATGGATTGACGACGACAAAAAGGGACGCGCAGTCGTTAAGTTTTCAAAATCGGCAAGAGCCGAAGAGATTTTCCAAGACGTAAAGGATAACATTCGCCGATTGGTTTCGGTTGGTTATCGCATTCACGAAATGGATTCTGAAAAGATGGACGGGGGACGGGAGTCTATCCGGGCAACTGATTGGGAGCCATATGAACTCAGCTTGGTGAGCATTCCAGCCGACGACTCCGTGGGAGTTGGCAGGGGAATGGAAAACAACAAAACGGAAAACCAAAATTTAAAAACTGAAAATATGTCCGAAAATAAAGACATCCCATCGGCTCCTGAGCAACGCTCCGTGGAGGTTATCAACGAAGCTCCCCGTGTTGACATCAACGCAGAGCGTCACAGTGCTGTTTCTGCCGAGCGCAGCCGCATCGCAAACATCCAAGCAGTAGCCGAGCAAGCTAAAGAGCGCGGCATCAGCCTAGACATCAGCAAAGCTGTTTCTGAAGGCGTATCTGCTGACGATTTCCGTCAGGCTGCATTCGACAAAGTTTGTGAAAAGAAAGCTGAATTTGTTCCTGCTGACCTTTCCAAGTCTGAGAAGCGTGACCTTGGCCGTTTTGACCTTGGAACTGCTCTTCGCGCTCACTATTCTGGTGCAAAGCTGGACGGTGCCGAGCGTGAGATTGTTGAAGAAGGAATTCGCGAAGCCAAGAACGCTGGCATTGGTCAGTCTCGCGGCATCATGCTTCCTTCGTTCTACGTCAACAAGCGTGACATGACTGCTGGAACTGCCAACCAAGGCGGCAACACAATCGCAACTGATAAAGCTGGTCTTCTTGATGACTTCTTTGCTTCATCAGTAATGAATCAGCTTGGTGCTACGGTTCTCACCGGACTTTCTGGCAACCTTGACATTCCGATTCTTGCAGCCGGAACAGCAGCCGCTAAAAAAGCCGAGAACGCAGCAGCCGACGAAGTTAGCCCAACCACTTCACAGTTGAGCCTTACTCCTAAGCGACTTCCTGCATTCATTGACATCAGTGACCAGCTTTTAGCTCAGTCGTCTTCCGCAATTGAAGCAATGCTTCGCGGACACCTGACTGCTCAGATGCTTGAGACTCAAGAGAAGGCATTCTTCCACGGCGGTGGAACCAACGAAGCAAACGGCGTTGCCGGAGCTTCTGGAATTGGTTCTGTTGTTGGTGGAACGAACGGAGCCGCTCCTGACTATGCTGACATCGTTGCTCTTGAAGAGAAGGTTGACGCTCAGAATGCTCTGCAAGGTGGACTCGCTTATGTTACAAACGGCCAAATTCGTGCGAAACTCAAGCAGACCAGCAAGCAGACTTCTGGAGTTGAAGGCAACTTCATCATCTCTGATGGAAGCCCGGGTGTCATCAACGGATACCGCGCTGAGTTCACTAACGCAGTTAGCCGCACATTGACCAAAGGAAGTTCATCAGTTGCATCTGCAATCTTCTTCGGTAACTTTGCTGACTATGTGATTGGCTACTGGGGTGGACTCAACCTTGAGCTTCTCCGCGACAGTGCTAACGCCAAGACTGGATTGCACACCTTAGTTGCTAACACCTACTATGATGGTGGTGTTCGCCGTCCTAAGTCGTTCGCAGCAATGCTTGACGCACTGGGTGCATAATTAGCCAAAGCGCAATAACAATCGCAAGGACGGTAGGGTTAATCCTTACCGTCCTTTTTTGACTTTTGGGAAAGAACATGAAGAATCTTGAAATCATCGAAGCTTGCTTTGTTAAAGGTGAGCCTGTCGAAGCAGGAGCAATTCTTGAAAATGTAGAAAATGGTGCAGCCGCTCAATTGCTTGTTAGTGGCAGAGCAATTATCGCACCAAAGGCAGAGCCAAAGCCAAAAGCCGAGCCAAAAAAGAAAGTTGCCAAAAAAGCAGCAAAGAAAGCAGCCAAAAAGGTAGATGCAGACAGCGATAGCTAACAGCATCAAAGATGCTTTTGTACAGCACCGTGCCGATTACGGTGTAAGCATTACCATTGACGGCGAGACTGTTACAGCAATTGTGTCAGAGTCTCAGTTCGCCCGGGAGCTAATGGAAGGCGGCTTTGCTGACGAAGGTGACATTGAAGTGAAAGTCTTACTTTCTGACCTTACCCAGATTCCAAGCCTTGGAAAGCCCGTGTCATTCCGCTCAAGAAACTTCAGAGTTTCAAGAGTTGGAACACAACCCGGCGCATTAGTTGGTGAAATAAGCTGCCGCCCGTCTAAGCGTTAAAGTAGCTCAAGCAACCGCTTTAAATCTTTTGTGTCAGCCCGTAGTGCTGCACGTTCGTCTTCGTCCATCGCTGGCAGTGTCTTTCTTAAAACGGAAAGCAACCGGGTAAGGTGGACAATGTAATTATCAGAGCCAAACTTGCGTTTTCGACCTTCATACTCTTCTTTTGTTATCAACCTTGGCTCTTTAGGTGAGCAAGAAATTGAAAGCTTTAGAATCTTCTTTGACGGTTGCGAATCTTTCCCGGCAAGAAACTGAAGCCAGCCAAAACGTGACTCTTCATTAGCAATTGATGCAACCGCTTGATGATGCTCAAAACTAAGGTGAGCAATTCGCTTTTCCATTGGAATTCTTCGGCAGACAGTAGCCAAGGCCAACAATGATGCCCTATCGACTCCAGTAGTTTTCTCGGCTTCTTCAAACATCTCTGATGAAATGCGTTTTTTGAAATTGGTGCCGCCATAGACAAGCCAGTCACCCAATGCCCAACTAAACCGCTTCGTGGCTTCTCCAAATCGTTGCCCGATTTCCCGCCACTCTTCAAAAGGTAATTCAGCTTGAAATGTCATGCCGACTTCACCCGGCCCGTTTTGTGTTAATTCAGTTTTCATTTGATTGTATTTTCTACGTTCTTAAATCGTGCGTTGCGGCAGTTCTCACGCCCTTTGCGGCTTCGCATGGCTCTAGTCGGCTCAATCCCAAAAGCTTCACACAAGTCAACACAGCGCCGGGAAACGGTTGCTCTGCTTACCTTATGCTCTCGGGCAATCTCCGCCATGCTCTTCCCTTCATAACAAAGTCCAGATATTAAGCAAAGGCAATCAATCGTCAAATCAGGGTGTGGCGATGCTTTTAAAAACCCAAGCAGGCGTCTCATCATTACAAGCACGGGCGACTCAATTGAGTTAGTCACCGTCTCTTCTTCGCGCGGGTCATACGCCGGGACTCGCTCACCGTTTTCCCAATAGAATTGTTGCACGCAACAAAATTACACAAAAATTGACAGTTTGGCAAATTTTAATGGCTTACAGCACAAAAGGCGCAACTACAGTTGTAAATCAGATTTCCGAACGGTTTGAAACCGACCGATTTGGAGTTGATTCTATTGAGATGACGGTTGAGATTCCAAATGCGCGGTTTCCATCAGATATGCTTGTTGATTTTGCAGCTCACCCTGACTTTTCAAGTATGTTACTGACTCGCAGGACTGGCCAGCGTGGCAAGCCGGGTTGGTGGACTGTGAACTATGTCTTTGAAGGGTTTTTAGTAAGCGCACCAGACCCAACCTATGAGCTGACAACTTCACTGAGTCAGGAACCAATTCAAACACATCCAGACTTTGCTACGTTTGGGGGTACTCCATCCTCTCCGCAAAACGGTTCAATCTTTGTTGACCCGGACACCGGATTTGAGTCGGCAAAAAGCAATGCTATTTGGAAAGAGTTTGCTTTTAAAGGAACAGCTAACGAAAAAGCAGGAATTGAATCATATTTAGCTCCCGGGTGTGAGTGGCGTGAAACTAAATTCCAAACAAGCGAACCAACAGGAATTCGTGATGTTGGCACTATTGAAAATCCAGCAGGACCAAACCCAAGTTTATCTGGCCGTGACTGGTTAGCTTGGGGTGAAACATATGTTCGCAGGGGTTACGTTTACCAAGTCACCAGCACTTGGAAGTTGTCTGGAAGAAACGGCTGGGACACAGACATTTATTCGTAATGGACTTATACCAAATTTTTCAAGGTGGGCCAACAGATTACAAGTGGAAGCAGCTTGGTGAATATCTAAAAGGCAGTCAGCTTAACGCTGGAAAAGGCATTAAGATTGAAAACAGCACAAGCAGCGGCAGCATTATCTCGGCTAAACAGCCAAGAGATATAAAGCAGTCACAAGCTCCACCATTTTCTGTTTTAAGTTTGCGGAAAAATTCAAGCAACACCTATGCTGTTCAAATTCAAGAAGGCTGGGTAATTGAGCGGAAAACAAGATATGACTCAAGTGTTGATGCTGTAAGTTTTCACGAAGTAAATTTAGGCGGGGCAGCAATGTCAACCCGGCCAAGAAATGAAATATCTCTTGAGCATGACCAATTTGCTTACGTTGAATTTGGGACAACCAACGAAGGTTTTGTAAATACGACCCCAACAATTACTGTTGCGTCTTCCGTTCCAAACAGCACACATCACCAACCGCCGTCAGGTGTCAGTGCTGGAGCATATGGAAGCTATAAGGTAAAACTATTTAAGCTTACAATTGATAATGGCTCTCCTAAGATAATTGTTTACCAGCAAAGCGATATTGAACACACAAGACTTCCAACATTTCGCAATGTTGGCGGGGAAAGATACATTCATAAAGATTGGGATGGGGCCGCTGATAGATATGATTTTAGAACATTAAAGCAACACGAGCCTTCTAACGTGAATTATGGAAAGGTAATTGTTGATTTTGTTAATACCGAAGATGATGAACAAAATGACGCAATTAAGTTTTCCGCTATTGCTGAAAAAACAAGCCCTTCTCAGATTAAAGTTAATGATGACAATGCTGGAACTATTACAGTTAGGGGAAACGATGTAAACGGGACCATTCTATGGATGGATTGTGATGGTGATGATACAACATTGCTTGATTGGAGAGATGGGCTTATTACATCAGTAGGAGAGCAAACTATTACGGCAGGGTGTACTCCGTCTGGAAGCTCTGGTGATATTCTTTACCATACCGGCTCAACTTGGGTGACTTTAGCCAAGCCATCACAAACAAATCCAAATGGAGGAGGTTATGATTTAACACACATGGGTGGTTCGACAGTAGCTCCTCAATGGACTTCTGGCTTACCTTCGGCAAATTCTGGTGATATTCTTTACTACAACGGCTCAACTTGGGTGACGTTAGCTAAACCACCATCAACAAATCCAGATGGAGAATGGTTTGTGTTAGCTCACGCTGGTGGCTCTACAGTAGCACCCGAATGGATTCCTCACGACTGATAAATCTAGCATGAAACTTTGACCATGTTCACCGCTAAAGTAGACACAAGCAAAATGAATTATCTCATGGCAGAGCTTGCCGCTGAGAATTTTAAAGATTTGAACGAAATAATTAAAGACCAGACAAAGGTCATTCTTGGCAACTTGATTGCAGTCACGCCCCCGGGTAAAAGACAAGGAAATGACTTTTTAAACAAAAAAGGCTACATCTCAAACGCAGCATTTCAAAATGCAAAAAAAGTAATTACTTCGGACGTTGCGAAGTTGTTCCCCACTTCCGCTGTTGAAGAAAGCAAGCTAAAAGGGCAAATTGCAGGCGGCAAAGAATTTAAAACCGCATTGGGGTTGCGACAAGTAAAGCAGTTTGCTGGCTCAATTGCAGAGCTTGAAAGAATTCACAAACAATCAAGAAATAAGCGAGGAAGGGTAAATGCAGGAAGAGCTTCTGCAAATATGGCTTTGACCAGAACCCAAATTAAAAATGAATTTAAGAAAAGGCAATTTGCAAAGATTGGTTTGCTGAACGCTGGCTGGCTTAATGCTGCAAGAGATTTAAAACTTGCTAAAGCAGCAACCCCTAAATGGATAACCAGACACACACCAAAACCGGGGTATGCTATTTTCAGAAAAAGCAAGCGCGGCTTGGCTATAACAATTGCAAACAAGGTAAACTATTATCCTAAAGATGCAGCCGCTAGAATCAATCAGTCAATTTATCGTTCAGAGCGCAACCTAAGAGCATTGATAGGGGTTGCAATGAAGAAAAACGCTGAAAAAACAAACCGCAAAATGCGCAGAAAATGATTAGAACAGACATAATTAGAAGGCTGCAAAGCTATTTGCAAACCCAGTATGATGGAAACATCACAATTTTAACGGACGAAGATGACGGAGACTTAACGCCACCTTGTGCTGTCGTTCGCATTAGCTCCGCTGAGGACATGGGAGCAAATCAAGCTTATGTTTGGGATTTTAACGTGATTGTCGCCGTGTTCCATGATGCTGATGACGTCACAATTGAAACGGCTGAAACTGACGCCGCTGAACTGTTTGATGAGCTTGCAGATTACGAAGATGTAACTGCTTATTTAAATTCTGGGAATTTTCAAGCATCAGTGTGGCATCCGCAACTTATCGAAGCAGGACGGGAAGAAACCAAGTGGACGCACTTTCAAACTTACAGGCTTATTGCTGGCCCATCTTAATTTTGACAACAGAAAATTATCATGGCAGTTACAATTAACGGCGCAACCGTATCTTGGGGAATCCCCGCAGCAGGAAAGACAGTGGCCGACTCACTGGTTGATGGAATTGTTCAAGACTTTGAAATTTCAACTGACGGCAACGTAGCTGAAATAGCTGATGAAGATGGTGACATGGTTGCCAGAGTTGACCACGGCGAAAAAAATACTGTTTCTTTTTCAAGTTTAGTAACCGCATCATCTCCAACCCTCCCATCAAAAGGGACTGCGGTCACATTTGCATCTGCAATTGACGGTGTTGATTTTACTGCTGGGGAAGCTTTTGTTGAATCAGCAAGCATCACTCACGCTGGCACAAACACAGCAACCGTAAGCTTTACGGTTACACATTACCCAAGCTTCACCTAATGGCGAGCCTTGAGCAGCTACAGCAAGCAATTAAAAACACGGAGGGAAAAACTCCGAGTGAGATTCTTGAAGCTTTTATTCCAAAAGGAAAAACTGTTGGCGGTGTCCCTTTAGTAGACATCACATTTGGTCACGGCTTGTTTCTCTCAAACATTAATCACCCACTTGCAACTGGGCAAATTGATGACTGGAAACCTTATGACATTGCTGTTGCTCTTTTTGCTTTCACTAGAACATCAAAAGAGCTTACCCAGCTCATAAGAGAAGACAGACTAGAGGACTCTCTTTATGAATTTTTAGATGCAATTCCTATGGATGAAGTCGAGCAATCGTCAGCTATTTTAATTGCTCACTACTTTGGCTCAATGAAAACCATTGTTCCAATGGATGCTCCGGAAGGTGTTAAAGCTCAAAAAAAAACCCGTTCGGTTGGTTTTTAAGTAGTGTTTCCGGCATTTGCCGAGAATATAAATGGAAGCCTGAGTATGTAATACATGAGCTTCCCATGTCACAAGCTTTTGCCCTTTCTGCTTGCTCTGGCTGGGCTAGTGGAATGATTCCTAAAAATGGCGGCCCTTCTGATTGGGAGCTTGAACGTGAAATTGCAAGATTAGAAAAGCAAGTTTGACTTTTAACAAATTATAATCATGGCTGGTGTAAACGTAACAATTGGGGCTGATAGTAGTAAAGCCCAGAAAGAACTTGCTTCTTTCCAAAATAAAACCAAAAAAATTGCGTCTACAATTGCCAAAGGTTTTCAAGAAAGAATCGGGCAGAGAATGTTTGACGGCCTTATAAGTGCCGCCAGAAGCGTCCCTGCTAGGATGAAAGAAATGATTGATGCGGGTGGCAAGCTTTCTGACCAAATGGCCAAAACTGGAGCATCAGGGGAAGGTTTGGTTGTTTTAGAAAGAGCATTGAAAAACAACGGCATCGCAGCCGCTCAGATGGATGATATTTTGCGTAAAATGCAAGATTCGTTTTCTGGTTTAAATTCAGAGCAAAAATCAACCGTTCAAGCGTTTGAAATGCTTGGGCTTTCAATGTCTGAGCTTAGAGCTTTAGACCCAGTTGATGCCTTAAAGCAAATCTCTGTCGCATTTCGTTCTGTAGGCTCAACAGCAGACAGAACAGCGGCAGCAATGGATATATTTGGAAGGTCTGGCACAGCACTTATAACACTTTTTGAAGACCAAACTGCATTTCAACAAGCGGAAAAAGAACTTGGGAATCTACCTAAGTTGCTGACCGATAACGCCCAAAAATTAGACACACTTTCTGACCGTTTTGGAAACCTTGGAACTGCATTTGATGCAATAGCGTTGACTCTTGCAATTGAGTTCATGCCCTTGATTGACCAAATCACTGAAAAAATTCAAGGCATTGACTTTGTGGAAGTATCTAGAAAAGTTGCGGAAGTTGCCAGAGCAGTCATCGATTTGGCTCCAAAAGTGCTTGCTGTTGCAGCAGCCGTAAAAGGCATTCAGATAGCTAAATTTTTTGCTGTCATGGTTGCTGGGCTTACTAAATCAATAAGCCTTTGGGGTGCTGAAACGGCTGCTGTTGAAGCAAACACAGCCGCTAAAATAAAGAATGCCACTGCTGGGGCTGCTGCTGGTGCTGGTGGCGGTGCTGCTGTTGCTGGTGGTGCAACTGCAAAAGGTGCAGCCGGGGGTTTAATGGCTAGATTTCCGCAAGTTTTAGCGGCTGCTGCTGTTGGGTTTGCTGGCTTTAAAGTTGGGGAGTTTATTGGAAAAGGATTTGCCAATTTTGTTCCCGATGGCCCTATGGGTTTTTCTTCAGATACTCCTAGCGGGCAAGTAAACGAGCAAGCGGTAAAAAGAAACGCAAAACTAGATAAAGAAAATGCAGCATTTAGAGCAAGGCTTCAAGCCGAGCAAGATGCAGCAGCAGTAAGGCAGAAGCAAAATGAAGAAAAGGCAAACAAAGAAGCCGAAAAAAGAAAAGGAATCATTAAGTCAATTAGAGATGAATATGCCCACACTTTAAAAATTCTAAATGCTAGAATCACAGGGGACAAAAAGCTTTTAGCACAAGAAGAGCTTAGGAAAAAAATCCAAGAAGAACAAAGAGCATCCGCCGCTGAAGGTTTTATTTTAGATGCAAAAAGTGCTGAAAAAATTGTTATGAAAAAAAGAGAAGCTGAAGTAGCAGAGAAAAAAAGAAAAGATAACGAGATTAACTTAGCTAAATCACAAGAAGAGAAAAAAGCTAATCTTGAAGGTGATATAAGCGAAACTGAATCCCGGTTTAGCTCTGCAATGACACGTTCTTCAATTACCGCTGTTTCATCCATGCAAGCCATTGGCGGAGGTGGTGGTGTTGCTGGCGAGCTAAACCTTCAAAAAACACAGACCGACTTGCAGCGGCAGCTAGTGGACTTGCAGCAAAAAATGGTGGGGCTTCTTGAAGGAGTAAAAACTGCAACTGGTCAGCAACCCGTTTCACAATAATTACTTTTGACAAAACCTTAAATACGCCGACCAAGCACTCTTATTATGGCAATTACAACTGACGAAATAGTTTGGGGCGAAACCTATGACATCAGCGTTTCTGCCCAAGACACAGGCGGCAACCCCATCACTCTAGATAATACATGGAGCGCGGCGTGTCGAATCACTGAAGACCACATTGGCGGGGATATTGTTCTAAATCCAACCATGACAATTGCCGCCGGGGTAGCCACTACAACTATCGACACGGGCAACGCAGAATTTTGTTATGGCACTTACTACTACGACATCAGGTTGACCGATGCTGACGGGCATGACTATTGGACAAGCCCGGTTCGCTTAATTCTCGCAAACCGTAACAGCCCAAACACCTAATGAGCGTTGCCACCATAGTAATCACAACGACCCGGGCAGGTGCAGCTTCATCTGTAATTATTAACCGTGGCGGTGGCACTCTCAATGAGATTACAAGCGCGACCGGGAGCGATGGGACAGGCGACATTGATTTGCTCAATCTCGACGTCAGCGGGCTTTTAAACGTCACAGGAATCATCCAGCAAGCCGTTTACACCGTGGCAAACCTTCCCGCTGCAAGCGCTCAAGGAAAGCGAGCATTTGTAAGTGATTCAACCAATGGACTTGGGAATCACCACAACCACGTTGTCGTTGGTGGCGGTAGTAATTTTACACCCGTTTTCTCTGACGGCACCAACTGGCGCATCGGCTAAACCTTTAATTTGACACAAAAAGAAATTTAGAATTATGACTGTTACATTCGCAAACACCACCCCGGTCGAATACCCGATTGAGCGCGGCAGGACACACTACATTTCTGCTGCAAGCGGTGACCTTACGGTTGAACGCTACACAGCAGCGGGAGCATGGTTAGCTGTTGACGGTAGCCCGGTTACTGCTGGAACGGAAAAGTTTCTTGTGACTTATTCCAACGGCGACAAAATCAGAGTGACTCCTTCAGCGGCTGGAACTGAGATGGTTCTTGAGAAATGAAGATTCAAAGTGCCAAAGCTGGGATTGGAACAGGACGGGCCGGATTGCAAGCAGCTTCCGGCCTGTTTTCTAGTGCTGGTCTATTTGATAAAGGTGTTAAATCGTTCCATCCGAACGACCTTGACCCTTACCTTCTCTTTGATGCCCAAACGTCGATGATAGGCACGCTGGAGAATCCCACGCTAGACCTAGACCCAAGCAAGCAAGACACCCTTGATGTTATCACGGCTACAAGGGCAGGCGTGGCAACTTACACGGATTTCAACGGTCTCATAGCGTCAGCCAGTCCCAACACGGTGCGCGTTGATTACGTTGATGGAGTGCCGATGATTCTGGTGGAGCCGTCGAGTGTAAACTTGGTCACTTACAGTGAAGAATTTGGGCAGTGGAACGAAAATACCAACGGTAACGGTGTATCACCTGTAATTACAAGTGACCAAGAAATAGCTCCTAACGGACTTCAAGAAGCTGATAAAATTGTCTTTAATTTAGGAGGCGGCACGTCAACAGGTGATGAAGTTTCGCTCAGTCTCTCACCATCATTATCAGGTCAGCCTTATGCTGGCTCCATTTATTTAAAAGGAGAAAATGGGGGTGAAGTGATTTTATTAAGAACGGTTACTGGTGGTTATACTGAGCTTACCTTAACGACCGAATGGCAGCGTTTTGAATCCATTGAGACCTATGTCAGCGGGACAAGAAGATTTGAGATTGGATTACGCGGCGGTATCGTCTCAGGCGGCATTAACAACACAGCAACGATTTACGCATGGGGCGCACAGCTAGAGACTGGAAGCGTAAGCACAAGCTACATACCGACATCAGGTTCCACCGTGACGCGAGCCGCTGACGACCTTGTGATTTCCGGCAGTGACTTCGATTTCTACAACCAGAGCGAGGGGACCACCTATGTAGAAACCGTCCCTAAGACTACAACCAATCTCCCACACATTTTTGAGTATCACAATTCTTCTGATGTGAACGCTAATCGAATGGGAGTTTACCTACCTAACGTAAGCTTGAATTTATATGTTAGGTCTTCAGGCACGACTACAGTAAGCTCATTCTTAGGTAATATCAATTTAAATCAACTAAACAGATTGGCAGCGAGTTATAAAGTCAATGATGTTTTAGGCTCGCTTAATGGAGAACCAGAAGTTGCAGACACAAGCGCGGCTATACCCAGCGGGATTGATAAGATGCACATTGGAAACGTCTATAATTTTAATTTTCCACTCAACGGCCACATCAAGCGTCTCATCTACTGGCCATACCATAGTGATAGCCTGTAATTAATAATATATATTTCAACCAATGGCACTCAATCTATCCACACTGACGAACTCAGCGACATCCGGGGATGTTCTAGCAGAAGCCCTGACGACAACTGCCGATTTTTTGGAAAGCTGTCCTGTTCTCCGCAATCTTTCTAGAGGCAGCAACAAGGGCGGCGATGCCAAGCAATCAGTAAGCCTAAATCAACCTAAAGCGTTGCCGTATGATGGGAAAGGCTATCTGTATCTTAGTGGTGTTAGTGGTAACTATGCGGATGTCCCTGTTTTCGACATGGGCGCTCTGGATGACTTCACTATCCAAATAGATGGTCTTGATGCGGGGTCTGTGCGTCCTGCTGCAACGGTCACTCCAATATCATATTTTGGTTCAGCTAATGTTAATCGTTCATTCATTTTACAGATTAGTACAACAGGTCAAATTAAGCTTTATCTTTATCTTAATGGAGTAACTGGACATACCTACAATGATTCGACTGCCGTCCCAACAAACACAATCGGCATAAAAGTCACTCGTGTGGGAACCGTGCTGACCTATTGGGTTGACACTGGAAGCGGTTACGTCTCACACGACACTGACACAGTTCCAACGACGCCGCTTTATAATCCTGCTTCCCTTGTCTCTGTTAACGTCGGGCAATACTCAGGCGGCGATAGACTAATTGGCAAAATCGGAAGAGCAGTCATCTGGAACAACGGCACACAAGCAGGAGACCCAGTCCTCGACGTTGACTTCACGGCCACCAACGTGCGCCACGGTGACACCAAGTTTAAATGCACGACTGGTCAGGTGGTAACAATCAAAAAGTCCGGCAACGACCCAAGCACCATTATAAAACGCAGTGTCTTGCGGTTCGATGGGACTAACGATGGTCTTCAAGGTCTGTTTAATCAGACGATAACAGAAGGCTATATGTTTGCAGCTTTCAGTGTGCTTGGTGATGGCAATAGAGCAAACAACGGGAGAGTTTTTTCTATTAATTCCACGGGCGGAAGTGATGCAGCTTCAACAGGTTACATTACTGGCTACGGCGCAAATCCAAATGTCCTCCATTCTTTTACTGGCAGCACTGGGACGAACACTTTAACACACGTTGGGTTATACTCAGAAGAAAACGGTGATATATTACACGAGCATAAATTTTTAGCAGGCGCTCAATTAGGAAAGGTCAATAATGCGGATGTTAAAACTAACACAACCAATTTATCTTCAATTTCAAGTGAAGAGTTTAACATTGGTGCATCTGCATTTAATTTAAGCAACGCTTCTCTAGACCTAGAATTCTTGGCATTATTCCCTGCGACCATCACCGACGCCCAAGCTGACTCAGTTCGTAATTATATTAATAATCGCAATTTGGTCTTCGATTTAAAGGACGGTTTCGGTTATTACTTCTACGACGCCCAGAAAGCCCCAGTCGGAGCGATTTCATCAGGCTCGTCGGCTTGGAACGGGCGTAT